CTAACAGTTTCGTTAAATACAAATAAATTATTTAATGTCATCTTCATTGTTACATCACCTTTATAATTTGATACTTCACCAAATGTCATTCCTTCACATACTGGATGGCCTAATGGATTAGGAACTAAATCATCTGCATTATATGGAAGATTATCTCCTTTTGGAAAATATAAATCTGTAAAAGTCATTTTACTTAATTGAGGTGAATGTAGATGAGTTCCATATACAGGATATAAACCTGGTGAACTTGAATCTGTTGATACTTGTATGTTACCTCCATGATATTTATTTAACATCTTTTGTAAGAAACTTAACATAAAGAAATCAGAAATCTTTGATATACCTAATACATGTATAAACTCATTTCTCACCTTTTCAAATTCTCTATTCTTAATCATTGGAACTAATGCTGACATGAACATTGTAACTCTTTTTTGAGCTCCTCCAATACACCAACCATTAAATTCAAAGTCTTTCATCTTTTGATACCATGTCTCATACTCTTCAACATTATTACCTTGAATAACATTTAAGAATTTACATTTACCAGTCTGGTTATCATCAAAATATTTGAAGTTATCATAACTAATATCTAAACATTCATTAAACTTTCCATCATATTTAGCTCTAGGTGGAATATCTAAGTTAACTCCAATATCACAATTTGCTTCTAACCAATCAAATATTTTTACTTTAAATGATGGATCCCATTTAATTGCTCCTGTTGCTAACTGGAAACCTCCAGAATCACCCATTACTAGTACGTCATCTTCTAATCCATAACGTTGCCTTGCATCTGGCCATTTATAATGATGGCCTGCCGTTATTAGGAAGTATGGATGTCTCCATCTTTCTGGAAAGTCTTTATCATAAAATCTACATGATAAGCCTGGTTTAACTTCTTTATTCTTTTTAAAATCTCCTGCACACCCTCCTGCAGATAATGATGGGTAATAAATTAAATCTTTCATATTATTCTTTTCCGTAAGCTTCTTCAAACATTGCTAATTGTTTTTTTTCTAAATTCATTTTTTTATCTTCTTGCGCTAATAACACTTCACAATATTCCTTTTCATGCCAAATACATAATTCATGTTCATAATCATTTGCAATAATATATCCTTCCATTTGTCTACCTAAATCAGATCTATCTACAATATCTGGATGTACTCTTGGTGATTCTAAAACATCTTCTATTGTTTCTAATGCATCTTTTATATTAAATGGCTTGTATAGTCTAGATGGATCTATAAATTCTGGAAAGCTTTTGAATCTTGGAAATACAAGGTCAGCTCCAAATGCAGTTGATTCAATTACAGTCCATGATACATAATCTTGTAACGATGTATTAAATTGAATTTTACAAGTTGCTAATTCTGTATAATATTCTTCTTTTGTTAAACCTGTCATTAATTTAAATCTAGGCTGTTCTTTTGATAAAGCTTCTAATGCATCTATTACTCCTGGTAACATTGATCTAAATGATTTACCTGAAGTAGTTACATGCCATTCATAATCTGGATGATTGGCTAAAAATGCTTCGGCTACTTTCATCATAAAGAAAGGATTCTTTTCTTTATCCAATCTAGATGAATATACAATTGTATTTTTCTTTTTATATGTTCCTGCAGGTAATGTTTCTAAAGTTGCTTGTTTATGAATTGGTAACGATACAACATGTATAGGAGCTTTAAATCCAGCTTCTCTCAATTCATGTTTATGTACAGAGCTACCAACAAAAATTCCAGTCAATCGTTTATCTAAACCTAATTCATAAGGTCTCATCCATTCCTTCATAGGCCAAGTAAAATCATATTCATCAACTGATTGCGCATGACACATAGTATATACCTTTATATCTTTATAGCCGTACAGGTCTAATGCATACCATATGGCTTCGACTCCTGGTGTCCAATAGTCTTGCAAGAATATTATATCACCATCCTTGACTTTGTCATTATACAGCATTTCTAAGAAGTTTTGGCATTGAGATAAACTATACTTTCCTCTACCAATTGCATCTAAAACTGCACCTACTTTAATTTCACAATCAGGATCAAAATCTCCTTCAACATCAATAAAGTTTAATGAATCTGAATATTTTTCAAATGTTTTAGGCATCCATTCTTTACATAATTGATATGTATACCTTGCTTTCAATGGCTCTAAGCCAAAGTAAAATAAATTTCTTTTCATATTATTATTCTTTTATTCTATCAAATTTATAATCATCTGGATTAATTTCCATCATATTACATTTTGTAATTTGATGTACTCTATACCAACCTGCATCTACAGATAATGTATCTGTATTTTTTAATTTTGCTACATGGGTATCTTGAATTCTATATATTATATGAGCTCTATTGAATATAGACATTGGAATTTTATCCATTGTCTTAGCATTTGCCTCTATCGTAACATATTGTTTAGTTTCTAGAATGCTATGTATTTCATCCCAATTACCATGAACACATGCCATTTCTATATATTCTATTGTAAAGTAAATATGTGGATATTCTTTATAATTTTTAGGAACAGCTCCTCTTACAAATACTGTTTCTATATCAGATAACCTACCTTCTACTTCTCTTCCATACCAATAACTTTTTCCGTACATAACCTTTTATTTTTTATTTATATTAATATAATAAATTTTTTGCAAACAACCAAATGAATTCATCTAAAAGTTAACTAAACTATTTAGTTAATCCTTTTATTTTATCCATATTTGGATTAATTGTTTTGTCTAATCTATGAACTTCATCCCACACCTTATCAAAACGCCTATCCGTACTACTTTCAACTTGAACTTGATATTCATCTATTCTTCTGTGAATATCTTGTTGTTGTTCACCTCTTTCTCGGGTTTCATGATCAAGTCCTTTTTCAAACTTATCATCTAAATCCACCATCTCCATTCTTACTAGCTCCAGATCATTGACCCTTTTGCTCAACCTTATTACACCCGCAAACGCATACGATAACGCACCCACCCCGATTGTACTTAAAACTGTTATTATTGTTTCCATATTTTTTCTCTCTTTTTAATTGATGGAATCATTTAATTGAATGCAAAAAACTTACCTAAATTATTATTTTCTGGGATTCCTCCCCATTTCATTGCTCCATAGAAATCATTCAATTTGTTAGCAAATGCAGATGTAAATACTTTATTGTAATTAATATTATCTTGCACAAATTTTTCTATTGGAGGTGGATCTTCAAATCCTTTCATTGCCATTGTTTCTAATCCCATATTGTTAGCTTTAAGATATGTCCATTTTATTTTTTCACCATTAATGATTTCTCGAATATTTTTTATATTATGATGTTTTAACATGTCATTATAATTTAATGCTGATTTAACATGTACTGGAGTTCCTTTCATTCTTACTGCAAATTTACCATCACCTTTCCTTTGCCATTTTTTAACATTCTTAACACCAATAGGAAACATAACATCAATTAATGGAAGGGTTTTCATATGTTCTTTAAAATCAAGAATCTTTTGATCTAATTCTTCTTTTGAAATATCATTTAATATATCTTCTAACACCTCGGCCATAAATTTTCTAAATGAAGGCGGAAAGGATGACCTAACAACATCTAAACCTTTTACATCTAATTTAGATACTGTATGTCCTTCTATATTGATAATCCATTGAGCATATCGCTTCTTTGCAATCCATAAACCAGCTTTAGCTACATTCTCTTGTTTAATATCAAACTTATGAACATTTACATTATGAAATTTATCAGCATATATATCATATGATCTATTAATGAAATCTTGAACCTCATCTGCAACCTCTATAGTTTTATCTGCCATCCACTTTTCATCTGTTATATCAAAATCTGGATACCTATGTTTAATAATTGGTAATGATGAGAAGAAGGTAGAATCTGTATCTGTATAAATACAATAATCTTCTTTCTTTTTTAATTCGTTTGTATAGAATTTATTTCCTATGTTAGCCGTAAATTTAATTAACTGCTGACCTGTACTTGTAATTGCAACTGCATTATCAGGATCATTAAATCTAAAAGTTGGATTACCTAGAACTCCATAAAATGAATTTAACAAAATCTTAGTAACTAATTGCAATCTATCAAAATATTCAGCTTTGGCAGCATCACCTTCTGATTCGTATTTCTTTCTTAAATTTTTATATTCAACTCTTTCTGCAAACCATTTTTCAAGTATAGACGATATAAAACCTTTTTGTTTCGTATCATATATAACACCATTTGCCGCTACCGAATATTTATTTTCTGTTAAATACGTTCTTAATGCTTGAGGTGATTCCCAACCATCTTTACCCATTGAATATTCCATTGGAATATCTTTAATATATTTATGGCCGTCAAAGTCTTCAAGTTTGCCTATCTTAGTTTCTGGTGAAACATTAAGTGTCATGATGATACTAGGATATAGAGATGTTAAATCAAGGTCATATACCCACTTATATCTACCTGGATTAGGTGCTTTTACATATGCTCCTAATAAGTCAACATGTTTTATTTCATCATGCCTAGGCTTATTAGGTGCTACAATACCTAATCGTTTCATGTATGTTAATGCAGCTCCATCTAAATATCTAGTTGGAAATAAGAAATCTTCATATGGAACATGACCTTTATGACATATACCACGAGCTAGATCCATTAGTTTCATTTTTTGATCTATTTCATATACTAGATCTACATCATTCATGTTATAATCAATATAACCTTGTATATCATTTTTCATCAAATCATCTAAGGTTCCTTCATATTTCATTTTACCTTTACCTAATTCTTTTTGAGATATAGCTTCTAGTGAATAACTAGATTCTTCATTATAAGTAAAGTTTTTATATAATGCCATATAATCTAAACATGATACTCCAGATATTCTATATCTATTTCTATGCTTTAACCAAATTACATCTTTAATAGGTGATAATGTTCTTGCTTGAGATTCTCCTAACACATGACATATTCTATTATAAAGATATGGTATATCAAAAAAGTCAATATTCCATCCTGTAATTAAGGTTGGCATTATCTCATAATATTTCAATAAGAACTTACTTAATAAAGTGGCTTCATCCTGACAAGAGGTTGTTTCAAAATTACCTTTCTTTGTTGATGCAACTTTACAGTCTTTATCTAAAATCCAAACATGTTTTTGATCTCCTGCTTCATCGTAAATTGCAATTGCAGTTACTTCATTCTGAGCTAACTCTGGTGTTGGAAATCCATCTTCAATATCAACCTCGATATCAATAAATAAAGTTCTATGGCCAGTTGATATTTCATCTGAATCTGGATATTGGTCTATTAGAGTCCTCATTTCAGGATTCAAATCAGATTCGTATAACCCTGGTGCATTTTCATCTGGGTTCCATACTTTATCTACTCGAGTTCCATCTAATGTTGTTAAATCACCAGATGGATTCTTTGCATATGCATACGGCTTATACTTTATTTTAACATGACCTTTAATATCATCCCATATATGGACTGTATTATTACGTCTTTGATATGCTACTGCTTGATACATTAAACTAATTCTTCTATTATTCCTACCATTTCACTTAATATAAGAAAAATAACTGACATTACCAAATTAAATGGCAACAATCCATATCCTAATATTCTAATTCCTGATTTAATAAAACTTATAATCTGATGCTTTCTTGCATCTGGTAATTGTTGTTTATTATCATTCGCTTGATAAGTTTTATTAGCCGTCCATTTATCTGTTTTTCCGTTGTAAAATCCTTGCATATTCTAATTTATTTTGTAAATATTTCTATAATTTCTTTTTAGTCCGTTATCATCTAAACCATAACCTACTACCCATTCTTTATCTATTTCAAAACAAAAATGATCTACTGGTGGACTATCTTCTTTTCTTTTTAACAAAGTAACAATTTTTACTGATGTTGGCATCATATCATTTACTCTTAATAAAATTTCTAACATTGTTTTTCCTGTATCAACTATATCATCTACAATATAAACTCTTCTGCCTTTGCAATGTAATTCTAATTCTTTGGTAAACTTGACTCCTGCAGAATTATCTTGTCCTTCATATGATTTAGCTCTAATAAAATCTATAGATACGTCTATACCCATATCTTTAACTAGATCTGTAAAGAACATGAATCCACCATTTAATACACATATCATTACTGGTGGTAATGAATCTCCTGAAGCTCTATGTTCTTCTGATATTTTATGTGCCATGGCTCTGACACGTCTTTCTATCTTAAACTCTGGTATTAATATATCCATTAATAACCTTTTACAAATTCGTAATACTCATTTCTTGTTGATGGATCATCTTTGAATGCACCAGTTAATTTACTAGTCTTCATACTTGCACCACCATGTTTAACTCCCCTACATTGTACACAATTATGAGTTGCATCAATCATTACAGCTACACCATTATTATCTGAAATAATAGTATGCATTGCATTATGTATTGCAACAGTCAATTGTTCTTGAATTGCACCTCGTCTTGCAAAATGTTCTACTAATCTATTTAATTTAGATAATCCAATTACTTGACTATCTTTACCTGGAATATATGCAACATGTACTTTACCCATTATAGTTTGATGATGATGTGAACACATACTAGTTAATGGAATTCCTCCTTCAAATACCATTCCGTCATAACCATCACTAGGAAAGGTTGTTATACTCGGTGGAGCTTCATATCTACCTGCCCATAAGTCATTTACATATGCTTTAGCAACTCTAAAAGGAGTTTTATCTGAATTTGGATCTTCTCTCCAATTCACTTTTAACGCATCAAGAAACTGACCAAATGCTATTTCTGCTTCGGCAATCATAATTCCTTTTTCTGCTACTGTTAAAGGTCTTCCGTCAGCAACTCCATTTGCATAACCTGCCTTTACTAGTTCTAAATTTAATTTTTCCATATTACTTTTTTATTGATACCATTGCTATATCTGATTCTCTTACTANTACATAAGTTTCATCCTTAAGAATAATTTCATTTCCATTTTTACCACTTAACTTACTAGTAAGTGCTATTACAGTGTCTCCCACTTTACATGTCATTTCAATTAAATCGCCTGTCATAGTACGTACACCATCTCCTGTTGCAATAACTTCTGCTCTTCCAAATGTTTCTGCATCTGCAGATAATATTATTCCACTTGCTGATTTAGTTTCTTTTTTTACTGCTTTAAGCAATAATTGGTCTCCCATTGGTTTCATTTTCATAATTTTTCTTTTTTTATTATACCATTATTTGTGTATCATATGCAATTATATGATCTCTACCGGTCATATTATAACCATGTTCTGCCACCATTTCAAATACTAATGGATACATTTTAATTAATGTTTCTCTATTATCTCC